GCCTTTGTTTGTTGTGGTACATTCGGTGATTATCTTGTCAAGAACCCGTTATATCTTGCAACAATTAACAATTTAGGAACACCCGTAACAAAGACAGCAGCGCAAACAATGAAAGTTACTTATACATTAACGGAGGCATAGCATGAACGAGATTTTTAGTACAGTAGTTGTTGTTAGTGCAGGAATACTGACAGTTGCAAACTTAATTGACAGAGTTGTTCAGACAGTTAAGTTAGCAAAGAAACCCACAGCAGATTTAGAGAGAAGAATTGCAGACCTCGAAAGAAAGACAAATGAGGAATATGCAAGGCGATTTGATAGCTATGATAAGAAGATAGCTAACATAGAGGAAGGGACGCGCGTTACACAGCGCGCTATCCTTGAACTCTTAAAGCACTCTATCGACGGGAACAACACACAGGGTTTGCGTGAAGCAGAGAAAGAACTTAACGATTATTTAATTAAGAAATAAGCACCGATAAGGTGTTTTTTTATTACACAGAAGGGAGAATTGCTTATGAGTATTCAGTTATTTAGTCATTTCATGGCAGGGTTATTAGCCGTATCTTTGTTTACTACATTAACAGTACAGGGCATTAAGGCTATTCTGAAAGAGATTAAGAAAGATGTTCCGTCTAATATTCTGGCAAGTATTGTATCAATAGTCCTTGCTGTTGCATTAAGCGTTGGATATGCGATTATGACAAATGCAGAGTTTTCAGCTTCTTATGTTGTAATTACCATTGCGTTAGCGTTTACAGGATGGCTTTGTGCGACAAATGGTTATGACAAAGTAAAGCAGGCTATTGAGCAGGTATTTGGAGGTAAATAGTATGGCAAAAGTGATTATGACAAGTGGTCAGTTTGTAGACCGCCTGAAAGTGTTAGCTAATCGTAAAACATATTATCGCAACAAATATCCTGATAATCTTTGCTATGTTCATACCGACGGAAGAACATCCGCAGATTGTGTTAATTTGTTAAAGGCCGTATTAAATGGCTATGATGTTTACGATCAGACACCAGGATATTATCAGCGTAGTTTATCTAACACGACGGATTGCACCGAGTACGGTTTGCTTAAACAATGTACGGATATATCGACGGACTTTAAGAAACTTAAAGACGGGGAGCCGAGAGTTTTATATATGTCAGGTCATGTCGGAGCTTTTATCGGAACCGAACAGAAAAACGGCAAGGTTTACAATGTTATAGAGTGTACCGCAGCGTGGGGTGGCGGTATTCTTTATTCTTATGTAAATGAAAAAGGCGAAAGATATAACTATAAGGACGGTCAGCGAAACGGCAAATGGAAGCAACACGGACTTATGACACCGTGGGTTAAATATCCAAAGTCAAGTACGACGGTTCCTGATTATTCCAAATACCCGGTATTGAAAAAGGGTAGCAAGGGAGAATATGTTTATATCTTGCAGCGTCTATTAGTTGCAAAGGGTTATAATCCAAATGGCATTGACGGTATTTTCGGAAACGGATGTTTAATTGCTGTAAAGAACTTCCAGAGTGATAATACGGATGTTAACGGAGTTAAACTCGATGTAGACGGATGTGTAGGCCCTAAAACATGGGGAGCTTTATACAAATAAAATTGAATACGGGGGACAGTTATGTTATTGAGGGACTATACCAAAGTTGAGCTTGACCGTTATGTGGAACAATGCAATTTTACCGATAGTGAATTGCAATACTTCCGCTTAAAGTCAAGAGACAAAAGCAATGTTCAGATATCTTTTGAAATGAATATATCGGAACGGCAGGTCAGCACTTTGGCAAAACGGGTTAAAGCTAAAATGGCCCGTATGTAATTTTTCAGCAATTTCATAGCGTAAATCATGGAAAGAGTGTGCGAGTTTGCACACTCTTTTTTTTGTACTCTTTTATTAGGAGGTAGCAATAATGGATATGGATAAATTCATTGAAAAACTTTTTGGACGAGAAGAACTTAAAGATATTCCTGTAATCTATCTATGCCGTGTTGCTATCTCTATTTTTTCGATTATAGAAGAAGGCGATTGTTTTTATAAGGAGGAACTATGAATATTCAGCAAATGATACATACGGTTAAAATGGCAAGGAACCCGCAAATGATGATACAGACTATGGTTCGTAGTAATCCGGCAATGAAACAAGCGATGGATTATATAAATGCTAATGGCGGGGACGCTGAGCAGGCA